GCCTTGGTTGAGCGCGGCTTGCTCGAGCCCGGGCACGACAACTGAGGTCGCCCATACCCGCCGGCCCTCCGGCCCCGGGCCGCCGGCACCGTAGATGCATCCCCGGTGCACGCACAAATGCGACCCGCGGCGTCTGACCGTCGAGGGAATAGGAACAACGGCGGTGCTTACGTCGGGATCGTCGTAGAGCGCGAAAATATCCGATGTGCCGCCCGCAACGCCATTCGGCAACTGGTCATGCGCCCCCTCAATCATCTGGTCAGCACCGGCAACGAATAGGTGCCACGCTTGGCCCGCCGGTAACGTTGCCGTCGGCGGCCGAAACGAGAGGCGTACCCGGCTCGCGGAGGGCGTCGTTGCGGTGCGTACGTCGCCGATACTGACCCACGCGAGCGCGGTGTTATTGTAGACCGCCCACCGGTACGGGTAGGTACCGGCAAGGAGGTTTGAATTCGGGTCGTCGACAAACGTCGCTGCCTGCCCGGTATCGTCGGCATGGGCAAGCTGTGCAAGGTCAACCGCCGCGTCTTGTAGGTGCACGTACTTTAGGGGGTCGGTATCGTTGCCGACGTACACCGTATCTCCGACCGCGACGAACCCGTAGCGGTCGCTTTGCGTGGTGAATTTGCCGTTGGTCACGGTGGTAAACGTGCCGTCGTCGACCGACATATACAGCGTATCGCCGCCCGGGGTTCCGGAGCACGTCATGGCGAATAAGTAGCGGTGGCCGTCACTCCCGAGATTGTAGCCGAGGATATCGACGCGGGTAATGGTCCCCGTGAGTTGTTGCCATTGTACAGACCCGCGGCGCTTCGTTAACACATACGTCGGGTCAGGTACCCAATTGTTGCAATAGGTCAGAAACCCGCGGGGCGTAAAGGCGGGGTCGATTGACTGAATGGTACCGGTAAATTGCCGTACCGGGATCGCGTGCTCTCTGTCGGGAGCGCCCGGCATCTAGGGCCACCCTCGAAAGCCGCGGCGGAATTGGAGGGGGTCGAGCGGGATATCGGTACGCTGCGACCGGAGCGGCGCTTGGCCCCGACGAATGTTCGAGAGCAGCGTATCCCGCACCCCCGCCTCTTGCAGCGCGCGGGGGTCTCTTTCGTGTTCGAGCGCGAACACGTAGACGGCTTGAACCAAATAATTATGGTACGGAAAGACCGGGATATCCGCTGGCTCGTTCGCCGGAAGCGGCTCCGCCGGCAGGCGCCGGTAGCGGAGAACCGCCGACATATTGTGCCCCGTAGGGTCGGGTGCAAAGCTTGCCGTCGTTGCAGACCTCGAGATGGCGTACCACGTTGGCGGTGCGGCGCTGCCCATGCCGGGGCCGGAACGGGCGGCGAGCTCCTCGGGCGATACCTCGGTAACGAACGTGTCGGGCGTCGGGTTGCCGTCGACCGAGACGATTTGCAACCCGTGGTCGTCTTGTACCGAGACGAAATCCGCCGGTAGATTGACGGTTACACCGCTGATCGTGAGCGGTGCCGAGACATAGAGAAAGGGCCAGTCGGCAAGCGTGTAGAGCTCGAAGAGGTGCTGACTCAGAAAATCCGTGGCGTCGGTATCGAGCGCGCGGTTACCCGCCCGATTCAGCGCGAGGTCACGGATTCTCTGGCGTGTGTACCGGCCCGGCGGAATCGTCGGCATGACTGTTTCCCGAGTCGCCGGGCGCCGGTGCCGTCAAGCCTAACTCGCGGCGTAGCTGCGCGACGGCGTTAGAGAACACTTCCCGTTGCCGCTCCTCGAATGTCGACGCGGCGTCAAGAATGGCTTTGTTATTGGCAGCGACGCGCTCGAGAGCAACGGCATGGAGTACGCCGACCGCTTCGCGGAGCTCCTTGACGGTGCCGGCGCTAAAGGCGAGCACGAGATGCTCGCCCTCGCCCGTGACCTTGGAGAGTTGCCCGGAGAACTTCGGCGTTCGTCCCGCCATCCGTTTACGCCTGCTTGATTGCCTGTATGCGGTCGGCGAGCATGGCACCCGTGTCGAGGTCGATAGCGTGCTGCGTCTCGCTCTTCCGGTTTGCCTCGACCTCGTTATAGTGCGCCACGAGCTCGAAGATTTGCCGGGCGGTACATTCCCAGACCTCGACGTCGCCGAAATACTTGCGCTCGTTGATGGTCACGTACCATGTCCCATTGCCGTCATGGCGGCGGAGCGCCGGCACATTGATTTTGAGCAACTGGCACCCGGGATGCTGCTCCCCGTGTGTCGTACGCCGGAGCCTCCCAGCGATACGCCGGAGCTGGGCTTTCGCCTGGTCATCGTCGGCGAGCGCCAAATCCCGCGCCGTGTCGTTGAGCGCTTTCCACATGCGCGGCGTTAACTTCATCAAGGGCCGCGCTAGTACCTCCTCGACGAGCTGCTCGTCTGGAAGTGACTCCAGGTCGAGCTCCTCCTCGGGCTCCTCTTCCGGCTCCGACTCGGCCGCCAGCGGATACTTGCGCGGCCGGCCCATTAGTTGAATTGCGAGGCGCATTCGAAGCGCCGGTAGAAATCGACGTTCAGAATGCACGTCTTGGTGAAGAATTTGAACCCGGCCTTCCGGCGCTGCTGCAACGGGTCCGAATCGGTCGCGGTTGCGGGGGTCAACGTTGCCTGTACCCGGGAGCCGATTGCAGGGACCGCAAACGCGCTCTTGCCGAATACGTAGCCAACGTGCACGGTGCCCGTCGCCGGCGGATCGGCGCCGGCGGGTGCTCCACTCGGGTTCGCCTGCAACGACACGCCGCCGCTCGTCGCCGCCACGTTGAAGGTCGCTGCCGTTCCCGTCGTAAAGGATACCTGCCCGGCGTAGAGCGGAATGGCGCCACCGGGCTGCGAGACGTAGAGGTTGTACCGGCCCGTCGGCGACGTCGCGCTGATCGTAAACTGGACATCGAACGCCGCGGCGTTGGTCACGTTGGCAGAGACAATCTGCCTGGCGTCGAGCCCGTTTATCGGGTCGGCGAGGGCCGCCGTAATCTTGACCGTGCCGCCGGCGGTAAAGCCCACGTCACCGGTGGGAAGCGTCGTCAGGGCTGCCGCCGAGACGCCCCCGGCACCGGTCGGCAACAGGGAAATGATGGGCAGCAAGTTTGAGCGCTTCCAGCGCACGCCACGCCACCGGCCGACCTCGGCGTTCAACAGCGGCGTGGCCTCGGCGTACTGATGCGACGCCACGAACGTCGAGTCCTTGGCGAGGTCTTGCTCGGTGTAGGGATCGATCACGCCGGCATACATGGAGCCGGTAAAGGTCATTGCGCCGAGTTGCCGGAGCGTCGCGACGATCATCGAAATGAAGTCGGTCGTCGGAAAGTCCGTCGAGGCAAGCGTCGTGCGCGACGTCTTGTTGTTCGGGAACACAACCACGCCGCCGCCCATGAGCACCTTTTGGATTTCCCTATCCTGCAACTCTGCCGACGCGTGCCCGAGGCGGTCCTTTGCAGCCTGCAAGGCAGGATGTTTCGTCGTCATGAGCGCCACATCGGACAGGCTACAGACCATGCCCCATTGCTCGAGCACGGCGGTAACCTTGTTGACGATGAGCGGCGTCGAGTCGGGCGTGATGCCTTCGGTCAACGGTGACCCGGGAAGCGGCAAGCGCTCGTAACGCTGCGCGGAGTACGTCTTCCCCTCGCCCTCCGGCATGTTGGGCGTATCGCCGATGTCCTGAAAGACCGTCAACTTTTCCGCGATGGCGAGGAGCTCATCCTGTAGCCAGAGCGGCGCAAGATCGTTGACCAGGGTTGTCGAGGTCGATAGCCCCGGGTCGGAATAACTGTAGGTACTGCCGGGCATGGCGCGGCCCTCCTCTTCCTCGGCTTAGATCGTCAGCCCTTCCATGACCTTCCGCTTTTCCTCGAGCGGAAGCCTGGAAAATTCCTCTTTGGTCTGCGGCGCCCGGAGTTGCTTGGTCGGCTCCGGGCCGGCTTTCTGTACCGCCGCTCCACCCTCAGTCACGGCGGCTGCGGCATTGGCGGCCCGTTGCGCCTGTGCGGAGGCGCGTTCGGTCGCACGTTGCTCGAGTAGCTTGTCCATGTAGCTCGGGTCTTCCATGCGCCGCGATTTGACGGCGGCAACGGCTTGCTTGCGAGTAATCGTCTGGCCGCGTTGGCGGTACTCGTTCCGGAGCCGATCAACCTCCTCGGAAAAGGTTTCGTAGTCCTTGACCTCTTGGCGGGCTTGCACGAGGTCGACGACATCGGCCATACCCTCAAGCCCGGTCAGGATGGGCGTGGCCAACTCTTGCAGGAAGGCGGCGAATATCGGCACGTGCGCCTGCACGTTGCCCTCGTTCCATCCGTTCGGGTCGCCGGCGGGATTGAGTGACTGTGCGAGCCGGCGAGCGCGCTCGGGCGCTAACCGGACCATTGGGAGGGGTTGCTCGTATTGCTGCGCTTGTTGCTGGCCCGTAGCGAGCCGCAAGAGAAGGTCGGCGGCGGCGCGTTCGGCGGTAAGCCGCGCGTTGTCTTCTCTGAGCTTCGCCAGTTCGGTAACGTCGGGACCGGCCGGCGTGGTGGGCGGGGTTGGTTCGGCTACCGGCGCGGCCCCGGAGTCTACCGGGGTATTTTCGGGTTGGTCACTCATGGTACGGGCCGCTCACTCCAAATATCGGGCGGATCAATCCACCATGCCCGCGGCGTTTCGGGCTCCGTCGGGCGCGTATTTAAGGCGTCACGTTCCGCCCGGGCACGTAACCCTAAGAGCGCAAGCGTCGCCACGAAGGCGGGCCGGAGTAGGTGCGAGAGCTCCTCGACCTGCCCGCGGCGTTTCATGACCTCGAATGGCTTGTTGGTCTCGACGTCGAGCAGATAGGCGATTCGGTCGCGCACGTAGCGCTCGAGATGCTCGTGATACGACGTCGCCCGGAGCGCTTCTGTGATTGCGGCAAGCTCCGCCTCGTCGATTGGGATAGCGTTCGCCATGACCTCAGAACGGCATCCGACCGCCACGCATCGCTTGCGCGAGCCGGCGGCTGACCGGAGAAGCGCCGACGCCGCCACGCATTGCCGGCCCCATTGCCCCGGCGCCCTCGGCACCCTCCTCGCCCCCTCGAGGCGGGAAATGCACGGCAACGACGGGGCCACGCATCATTGGCGGTGCCATCGCTGGCGGCATGCCGGCACCGAGCCGCGGGCGCGGCCGCGGCGGCAGCGGCGGTAAGGGGGCACCCGGGCCGGGACGTGCCTTGCCGACGGCGCCGCGACCTTTACCGCCGAATGCCGGGGGTATCGGGGGCTTCTGACCTCGACCGCCGCGTTTCGCTCCCGGCGGCACTAACGCTTTGCGTGCCATCCGGGGCGGTGCGTATTAGCGCGTCTATCGTGCGAGTCAAGCGTGCCTTTTTCACAATAGCTGCGCCAGGGTGACGAGCGCGAGCCCGAGCGCGACCAAATTTACTCGGGGAATGGGCGCATTGGCGGCCGAGAGTACGAAGCTCAGAAAGCCGAGCCCAACCAACCCCGTGTGTAGCGTCATAATTCGCCCTCTTTACCGGTGTCCCGGCACCCCCCGGGCCACAGCCATGTTTCCCGCTCCCACACGAGCCGCGGCCGCCCGGGCCGCACCCGTGACTCGTCGGGCCGCACCCCGCCGCGGCTTGCCCGAACGCGACCCGCGCGACGAGGAGCGCCGCAACAATAATTAGGCTACGGCCCCGAGCACGCATAAACGATGGTCACAGAGCATGTGGTACACGCCGTGATATTCGCCCGGTAGAGGCATGTGGGGTTCAAGACCGACACGACCTGACTCGGCGGTACGCTCATGCTCGAGTTGGTCACCTGCGCCCAATTCGTGCCGTCACACGACATTTCCATGACCACGGTGGCGGTCCCGGTACCCGAGGCTTGCATGACCAACGCCGGCGCCCCCTTGGCGTTAATGACGTCAGTGGTCGGCCCCGTCGCGGTCGCCGGCGACGGTGCTAGGGGGGCACCGACGGCACAGCTTTTCGTTGCCGCATGCGCCGACGCAGCAAACAGAAAAGAGGCGAGCACGAATTTAGCCTTGCCACTGCGGAGCTTCCGCATCGTTTCAGCCCTCTCATCCGGTGGCGGCGGGAGCTTGTGCCCCGCAGCACGCGCCTTCGACATATTGATCGCCGTCTCCTGCCGCTCGGCGGCCGCCCGGGTCGGATGCACGCCGAGCGTACGGCCCGACTCCTTGCTCCGTAGGACGTAGCGTTTCCCGCGTCTGACAATCATGTCGTCAAAAGCGAGCTTTCCCGCTACGCAGTTTAGAGAGGGTCTTTGCCAGCGCCGCTTGCCGCTTCGTGCG